ACGAATGTAAAAATACTGAAGAGGAAACTCAACCATTAATTGCAAATGATGAGCATAATACACAAAATGCAATTGAGGAGACTCAAACGCCAGCTGACAATAAAGAGAATGATACATCAGTTGACAATAAAGAGAATGATACATCAGATAACCAATCCAAATTAAATCTCCATGAACAATTCTTCTATTCTACTAAAAGATTTATTCGAGAAATGAATACATATCAACTATACCTTTATAGTATTCATTCAGAAACAGAAGTAATGAAAAATTTACATAAAATAACTTCTTGTACGGAACTAACACATATCAACTCTACTGAATTTACAGAAAATGATATGATTGACTATGAAAAAACAAATAAGATCTTCATTACTCAATTGAGTAATGTTTATAGATATGGACGTGATAATGATTGTGATTGTGAAGAACATAGCGTTAGTGAAGAAAGTAGTGAATGTGCTTGTGAAGAAAGTAGCGAATGTGATTGTAATTGTAAGGAAAGTTGTGAGTGTGAATTTGAATGTAAATCATATACAAAAAATAATGAAGAAACCGATGAAGAAACCGATGAAGAAACCGATGAAGAAACCGATGAAGAAACCAATGAAGAAACCAATGAAGAAACCAATGAAGAAACCAATGAAGAAGAAACCAATGAAGAAACCAATGAAGAAACCAATGAAGAAGATACAGCAGAATCTGAAACTATCATAGAAGAAAGTAATAAAAACACCTCATTACACCCTTCAAATAATACTCTAATAAATTCTTCTTATAGATTAACTTCTTGTGTCATTGCATAAGTTTTAACATATTGATTATAAGCACTTGCATTTTTAAAATGGATAACTTTTCTTTTTTCATCTTGTAATAATTGAGTTAGAACTCCAGAGAACTTGTCTCTTGATACAATAATAAATGTATATTTGGGATATTGAATAGCTAACTTACTAGCGGTAAATGTCATAAAATGATCGGATGCATCTGAAGCATTACTATCGATCATATGTACGTTTGTATATTTATTAGTATCTACTGCACTATAGGTAGAGATGAAATAATATACGGTATGATTTTTATGAATTAATGGATAAGGTTGGATACTCTCCAAATCACAAAGAACAATAAAATACTCTTCTTCCATTTGATAAAAATATATTTATAGTTAATATAAAATATATTTATTTATAGTTAAGACAAAATATATTTATAATAAGAATTAATTCTTATGTGTGGAATCTATGCATTAATCCACAATGGAATTAAAAAAATAGCCAACTACAATCCTTATCATGGATGCCTAAATAAAAGAGGGCCAGATTCCAAGACAATGATATATGAAGATAATTATAATCTAGCATTTTATCGTTTGGCTATCAATGATATTCAATTAGGGCAACAGCCATTTTTTCATAATAATTGTATTCTTTTATGTAATGGAGAAATATACAACTATAAACAACTCATTGAAGAATATGAACTAAACCCAAAAACAAAATCCGATTGCGAAGTCATTATTCTTCTATATGAAAAGATTGGAATTGAAAAAACAACGCAATTATTAGATGGAGAGTTTGCATTTATTCTTATTGATAATACTAAAGGATTAGTATATTTTGCTCGTGATATTATTGGTGTAAAACCATTATATATTACTCTACTGGAAAAGGTTGAAAGACATGAAATTGATGAAACCAAAGAATCTACAACGCAAGACACTGACGAATCTAAAGAAACCAAGGAATCTAAAGAAACCAAGGAATCGATTAATTTTAATGAATTGACTTCAAGTGATATGAAGGATTATAAAATTGGTGATATATATGCTATTGAACTATCTAGTTTAATACGAGCAATGACTACTCATGGGCTCCGTTGGCATGTGCAACCTAGGGTATTATATACTTATAACCTTCAAGCTAAAACTATTTGTTCGCAGAATTATCATCAGATTATGTATGTGCCAAATACACTTCAAGACCATACTTTAAGTCCATGTATGAATGATAAGGCTATAGAATCTTTAAATAATAAATGTTATGAATTGTTTCGCCAAGCTGTTATTAAGAGAATTACAATGTCAGATCGCCCTATTGGATTTTTATTATCTGGAGGTCTAGATAGTAGTTTAGTATTAAGTATTGCTATGGATTATTTCTATAAAAATAAATATACTATAGTTCCCAAAGTATTTACCTTTGGATTTGATAGTAGAGCTCCAGATGTGTTGTCCGCTACAGCTATGGTAAATTATTTTAAAAAAAAATATGGAGATGCGTGTATAGATTGGCATTTGGTTATTCAACCTGTGTCCGATGGCTTACATGCTATTAAAGATGTAATTAGATCTATTGAAACCTACTGTACTACAACTGTAAGAGCATCTACCCCTATGTATTTAATAAGTAAATGGATATCAGAAAATACCGATGTAAAGGTTTTATTATCAGGCGAAGGAAGCGATGAGTTATTTGGGGGTTATCTATATTTCAACTATGCCCCAAGTGATATAGAATTTAGATGTGAAATTATGTTATTATTATCAAATTTATATCTATATGACGCTTTGAGAGCCGATAGAACGACTGCTGAATGGTCTCTTGAAGTAAGACCGCCGTTTCTAGATAAGGAATTTATTGAAGCAGTTTTAACTCATCCATATCTTGTTCGCAATTGTAGTAAGATATTTCATGGAGATAAAGAGGTTAATTCGCCTACCGTATTAACAAAACAACTATTAAGAATGATTATTAAGGATAAGGACTTATTACCTGATGAAATTCTATATGGAAGGAAGGAGGCATTTAGCGATGCCGTTGGTTATTCTTGGAAGAACTCAATTGACGCACATGCTAAAGAACAACTCGTACATTATTATAAAAGAACAAATCTTAATGAAGAGGAGTATATTCATGCATTATCTCATCATATAATTCCTATCACAAATGAAATGAAATATTATCAATCGATATTCAGTTCTTGGTTTGGATTTGATACATTCCATATTCTTCCTGCTATCTGGCTTCCTAATCAGGCATGGGTAAAGACTGGAATAGAGCCATCGGCGACTGTTTTATCTTCTTATAAAAACTGATAAAAAATTGAATTTTAATGTATTTAAGTATATTTCCTATAATATCATTTAAAGTAATGGTCAACATTATTTTGGAAAATATTAATATTGATGTAGTAGTCAATAACAATATCATTGATTTAGTAGTTGATGATTTAGTAAATGATGTGGTAAATAATGATGATCCTGATACTGATTTTGATGATTCTGATGTTTGGATTAGTTAACCAAATTTTAAAATTAATAATGAAATATCAATCAATACGCATATATTATATAAAATGTTATATTAATACGCATATATTATATAACATTTTATATAATATATGTTATTTTTTATTCTACAGAATGTTCGATAAATAATGCAAATGGATTAATAACACTCATTACAACCGCACCTGTTATCGCACCTTCTACACCATGAACTAAAAGCCCAGTTAATCCACCTCTAACTGCGCCAGCTAATGCCGATTTGAATACATCTAAGAGTTTAATTTTTTTGATTCCATTCTTTTTAAGGATTTCCTTTAATTCATCCTTTGAAATACATGTATCATGATTAACGATAGACTGATCTATTATTTTATCAACATGATGTGTTTCATCAGATCTGTAGTGTAAAATAAATATTTCAAAGACAACTACAATTGCTAATGCAATAAGTATATCAATACTAATTTCATCAAAGTTTTTCATAAATATATAATATAGTATATAATATAATCAAATGGATAATGAAATAAAAATTTCAACCATAGGTAAAAATAATTTTAAAGCGCGAGGAATTAAATTATATCAAAATAACAATACAATGAAAGATTTAGCTAATTTTATGGAATATCCACCGAATAAAGAATTCTTTGATAAATACTTTTCTTCCAAAGAGAATATAGTATGTATGAATACTTTTATTAAAATGTATAGACATATAGAAATCAATGATCCATATGAAAAACTATCCATTATTCACGACTGTATTAATGACCCTAAAATAAGGCGAAGACTATTCTCTACAAAGAGTACAAAAATAGAATTAGATTATAAACCAAATAATAAAACAGAATTAGATTATAAACCAAATAATAAACCAAATAACACCGAAGATATAAAATATATAAATTCTATAGAATATAAAAAAAATATTTAATTTAAAACTATTCAATTGTAATATTAATCTTATCTAGCCATTTTTTAACCCTTAAGGGATTAAAAGACTTATCTTCGGTAAGCCACGAATACAATTTAATAGCAGTATTATCTTCAAATGAGTTTTTGTCTTTATTAATAATATCAAACGATGGTATATCTTTATTAAATACTAGCATTGCTTTTTTTTGTTCATCAGATAAATTTACATTTTTATATTTTGCAATAACTGTCTTAGGTCCTATCCTTGGTGTTTTTTTAGCAAAGTCGCAACCTAATATTACACATATCTTTTGAATATCATTTAAAGAACTGGATGATTTTGTTTCTTTACTAATTTGACTTAATATATCTTCTTGAGAATAACAATAAAGAACTTTATCTTTCGTGCTTTTTCTAAAATGAAATTTGGCACCGAATGCTATAGGATCAGTATCACCAGAATAAACGCCATCACAATCACCTTTAATATTTAAATATGATGCTATTTGCTCTGCCTCGAACCCTGCGGGGGATTCTATGTATTTTATCGAAAAGCAATTGAGAATAAATTTAATATCATCTATAAGAGCTTTATCAACTGTAAATATTTGTTTTTCCAATTGATCTTTTTTTTCTTTTGTGCTCTTTGGGTTTTCTTTTGTATTATTTGGTTTTTCTTCATCATCTAATAACTCTACTTCTTTCTCATCAGTTATGGGGCTAGGCAGGTCATCATCTAATAATATCTCTTCTGTTGAAGTATTGGTATTTTTATATTTTTTATCTTTTATTTGTTCTTTTATTTGTTCTTTTAATTGTAATTCTTTTAATTGTTCTTTAGCTTCATCTTTACGTTGACGTCGCTTTAGTAATTCATTAGCCTTATCAGGATTATGATGTTGTTTCTCTTCAGTTAAATTAACATGATCAAATACCCATATAGTCTTAATTCCTAATTTTTGCATTTCAATTATGTTTGCCATGATTACGTTAATATGCATTGTATTATTTCCATTTTTATCCGTTAACATTCCTACAGATTTAGAACCTAATACAGATCTATAAATTTCAGTCATAGCATCGATGGCAATCGTTCTGCCAGATAATTCTTTTAGTTTAATTGTGTTATATGGTCGAAAAACCTTGCTGAAAAATTGAATTCCCATCTTAATCAATAACAATATCTATATTATTAGCATTCAAATTTTAGAATGGACGCAAATTTACAGAATAAGTCAACGAACACAAATTCTTTGCAGGATGAAATCAAGTGCACAATTAATATCCTATGTTCGCCTAGTAGCAAATTTAATTATATCATTTATAACTTGTCAGAACTATCTCAAAAGAGTATTTTAGAATGTAAGCATTCAGCAGTAATTATTAAGTATGGCGTCCCTGTTGCATGGGGTTATAATAATATTTCTGCAGGTGTTTCAGTTCATGCCGAATGTTCTGCTATTAATCGATATATTAATTATAATGGTTTTGGTTCTTTCATCAAGT